TCGTGTGAATCTTTTTGATCTCTGAGGTAATTACCTCTTACCCAACACTCGATTACAGGTATGTTTGCATTTAAATAAGCCATCAGTCATTTATCTCCCCCCAATTATCTCCGTGTTCATAGTCAACTTTATTGGGTACTTCTAGTGTAACAGCCTGCTCCATAATTTCAATTATCTTTTTAGCGTGTGCGTCACTCTCGATTGATAGATCCAACTCATCATGTATTTGAATATGTGGTATAATACCTTCTTTATATAACTCTAACATTGCTTTTTTAGTCATGTCAGCAGCTGATCCTTGTATTAATTTGTTTAATGCTTTGTATGTGTAAGCTCGTTTGATCCCCGGTCCATGTTCCCTGAGTGCATCTTCGTGTGTCATGGCCTTATGCATACCAAAACTATTAGGTTCCCATAGGTGAAACCTGCACAGTCTGCCAAGCAGAGTTCTTATCTGACCTCTGTCCTGAGCTCTGTTAGATGCTTTTTCCATAAGTTGTTTTACAAACGGTACTCTTGCATGGTACGTGTTAAATAAATCAGCAGCTTTTTCTTTTGTTACTCCAAGCTCTGCCTGTAACTTACCTTTACCCATACCGTAGAACAGACCAAGGTTAATTGTCTTGGCTTGTGATCTAGGAATCTGTGCCATGTCAGCAACTGTTTGGTGGAAGTCTGAATTAGAATCGTTTTGATAAGCTTCAACTACATCATAGACAGACGGAAGCTTGTACAAAGCTGCGTAGTGTACAACAAGACGTGGTTCTTGTTGAGAATAGTCAAAACAGCCCCATTTATGGTCTTTTTCTGGTATAAATAAAGATCTAATTTTAGGTCCAAGATCTTTATTTCTTGCAGGAATTTGTTGTAGGTTTGGATTCTGATATGAAAATCTGCCTGTTACTGTACCACCACCTGCATTTCTTAACTGATTTATCTCTGCATGAATTCTACCTTTGTGTTCGTGACGTAAAATAGAATCTATAAAAGTTGTGTGAGCTTTGTTAATCTCTCTTGCTTGTGCAATCATCTTTACAACAGGATGCTCGTGTTCTTGTAAAAAGTTTTTTGTAAAACTTGGTGCGCCTGTTTTATCTGTTCTTGGATATTCTAATCTCAACATATCAAAAACATTTGCTATACTTCTTGCGGCCCAGATTTGAGTATCAATATTTGTTTCACCTTTTATTTTGTGAAGTAAATCTTTTTCTGCATTATTAAATTCTTTTTTCATTGCATGAGCTTTTTCTACATCTACTCGTACACCTTTGAATCTCATATCAACCAAACAATGAAATAGATCTGATTCTAAATCAAACACGTCTTCTAAGTCTTGACTGATAATTTCTTTTTTCATTTCTTGCCATAGACCAAGTGTTGCTTCCGCATCTCTTTCTGCGTATGCACCTACGTGCATTGACGGAAGTTTATACATTTCAGATTTAGGATCGATGCCCCATTCAGATGCAGCTTCTGCTAAAGCAGATTCGTTTTTACCATAACCAAGATAATGCCATGATAAACTATTAAGATCATAACGAAATCTATTTTCATCTGTTAACGCTGCAGCTATCATTGTACATGCAATGTCACCATTTATTTTAAATCCCATTGCTCGTAACCAACAGACATCATAGATAGCGTTGTGAAAAACTTTTGTTGAAGGTGCTTCGAGTACATCTTTAAGCCATGCTAAGACTCTTGCCTTGTCCATGTTACCCCCACCTTCGTGAGCTATTGGAAAGTATCCTTTGTAAAAACTTGTAGCCACAGCAATGCCAATAACTTCACCATTGCCTATAACAGAACCAGATCCTTTTTTAATTAGATCAGGATCTTTTGTTTCCAGGTCAATTGCAATCTCATCTACTTGGCGCAGGTCAGGAAATTCTGTTGGCTTTAACCATTCTGTTGGCGCCTCAAACTTAGGAATTTTCACGAATAGTCCCTTTCTAATATCATTTCAAGATAGTGCATCGCTTTTTTTATGTCTTCCTCTTTTCCTTTCGACTGGTGTCTACAGATATATTTTATAGCATTGCCCTCTGCGAAAAGCAATTTGTTTTCATTTATAAACTCTGCTGGTTGAATTTTCATTGACCGGTAGTGCTTCCCGCCGATCTGATCTTCTAATGAATTGTAAGTTGTTCCTTTAAATAAGTCCTTCGATGTCATAGCCCCTGTCCTCCTGTTTAGCTGTCATAATGTAAAGATTTTGTTTCGTTCTTGTAACCCCAACGTACCATACTCTATTTTCTTCGTCCGCTTTGTCCTGACTTTTTTCTAACGCTTCTCTTATTGTTTTTGTATTATCTAAAATTAATAAAACATTATCTGCTTCTCCACCTTTGGCAGAGTGTATTGTAGATAATTTTATTCTTGCATCTTGTGATAATTTTTCATTGTTACGCAGCATTTCACGAATGTATAAACACTCCTCTGGATCTACGGTAAATGCTTCATACCATTCAATTGTTTTAGTTAGACCAAACTCTGTTAAATCATACATCCTTTCATCATCTACTTCTACATCTGATCCCATGTAAAATAAAATATCTCTTACTTCAGACAAAGACAATAGGTCATTTTTTTGCCATCGGATATAATTTACAATAGTTCTGAATAGAGTGGCTTTGTAACTTTTTCTATTTTTATATTGAAAGTAAAGTGCTCTCTCTTTTAACATAGGTTTTAGTTTAGAAAGCTTGTCATTATATCTAGCAAGAATCAACCAATTTCCTTCATGAAGTGGCACATCCTCTACATCTGTTATGTAATTAATATTTCCTTCTTCCTCTCTTGCTTTCCAAGATTTTTTAATTCTTCTGTCGTCTGGTATTCTATCTAAAATTTTATCCGCAATGTTCTGTACAGATTTGGGAACCCTGTAGGATTGTGGCAGTATTATGTCTTTTTTAGAATCCGCATCTTGAAACCTTTTTACATCTGCACCTGCCCAACCATAGATAGCCTGATCATCGTCTCCAGCGAGTATAATTTCTTTTGAATTTTTTTTAATAATATCAACCATTTGCCACTGTATTGGCGATAAATCCTGCGCTTCGTCAACGAAAGAAACGTCAAACTTTGGACACAGTTCTGACACATTAAATTGTTCGATCATGTCTGTGAAGTCTACCAATTTAAACGCATCTTTGTAATTCTCTACCTCTGTTTTTAAAATTTTTAAAATTCTTTTATCTAAATCTTGAGAATACATATCTGTGTTATACTCTTCTTCGATACCAATTCCTTTAATCCTTGCAGCATTTATTAAATTAAAAAATTCACTGTCCGAATCTACAAACCCAGTTTTTTCTTGACCATCAGAATATACAGTAACTTCAATACCAATCTTTCTACCTATATCTTCGTAGTGTTCTTCTTGCATTACCTGAGCTTTGTTTAATCCTAGTCTATTAAAAGCTAAAGAGTGCAACGTTCTAAAATATTTTAAATCTTTTCTCTTCCATTCTTTGTTGTAATCTAACATTCTATCAATTGCTTCATTTGCTGCCTTGGTTGTAAAAGCAAAGTAACCTATCTTTTCTAGAGGTGTGCCGAGTTTTAAAAATGTTTTTACATAATTTAAAAGCTTAGTTGTTTTCCCTGTTCCCGGAGGCCCGTATAGTTTACGACTAACCACGTTACGAATAATCACATTATCTCCGTTTTATGTTTTATTTGAGAGTGATGTATTGGCACTTCTTCAAATTCTTTTATATTTATTTGTATAATATTTTTTGTAGATGAATTGTATTTACCTGCTTCTTTAGATGGGAATCTTTTTTGATCTAAAAAATCTATCTCACAATCTTTATATATTACTTGCATCATTCTACCTGTCTTATCTTCACTGTGTCTCCAATTTTTAGATTTTAATTTGTCAAAAAATTTATCAAATTTAAAGAATGCATACTCACCTTCAATCAAAACAGATCCAGTTTTAAACGCTGCATCGTTAGTTGCTTTAGGTCCATTAATTTTTGCGTGCAGTACATCGTGTAGTTTTTCTTTTGGTGATGTGCCAATAGGAGGATGAACAACTTTTTGTGTGGTATACAATGCATCCATTACAGCCTGCTCTTCATCACCTTTGATTAATGGTGGAAAGAATCCTGCAGCTTTAGATATTGCGTTTCTTCTTTTACGTTGATCATTTAAATGTTCTACCGATCTGCAGTGTACGGTTGCAGTCTTAATGCCATCTGGTTTTGTTACATCAAATTCATACTCTGGTTCTGGATCTAGATCTATTTTTTTTAGATTAGTTAACAGTGGGTAGGATCCTTTTGATCCTGCCAAGACTCCAAATTTTTTCTTAACACATATACCCTTTTTACAATGTTCACTCAGCGGACTTTGTGTACACGTGTAACCCTTTGAACTTCTATTCCATGATTTTACTTTTTGATTTAAAAATTTTTGATCCCATGCATTTGCATGTACACCTGCAAAATATTTTACTGGTGCATTCATAACTCTTTGTTGCCAGTTGTCTTGGTATTTCATCTTAACCATGACATGGTAGTTATACATAAACCTGTCTTTACCATCAAAGTCAGGGTTCTTTGCAAGTTTAGATATTGCAGCTAGACATGGTGGTCCATCTATAAATTCTTCATTAACTCCCTCCATGCTTTTAGATTCTATTCCTTCGGTTATTTCTTTCAGTCTTTCTTTTGAAACCAGGTTAGCTGATATAACCTGCATAAATTCATCCAGGGTAAATGTTTTACCATCTACATTAACAGCCTTACGCTCCTCACCATAGTAAGGTAAATTAATAAATTGACCTGGCCTTAATTGACCTGTCTCACTGTCTTTTGTTAGCTGAGTTTGTTTTGGAAAAATTTCACAGTCTGGTTTTAAATTAAACAGTGATAATAAATTTGATAAAAATGATTTAATAATAGATGCCTCTACCATTTTTTCTAAGAATAGAAATAAATGTAGTCCACCACTTTTTGATTCAACAGGTAAGAGTGGCAATTGATATTGTTGTATAATATCTATGTAATCTTTTTTGCTAAAGTTATCGTAGTCTTTGGGATCAATATCTACAACTCCAAATCTTACTTCTCCATTTTCATTACAAGGTTGAATACCAATAGATAATTCACCTTTTAAATGTTGTTCGTAAATCTCATCTGTAAGTTCTTCAAAGTTCCATCTGTATACGGGTTTCTTTTTTCCGGTTTCAGAATCTATGTAGGAGTCTTGATGGTTAAAGTCTGCGATGCCATAGGCATGCCTATATCCTGTAAAAAATTCTATATATCTTTTATCCATAACTTTACTGTCGGAGGGCCGTCTACTCTCGCTTCCGGCCCACCTGTGTGCACTTCATTCTCTTAGAGAATTATATAATGCTAGCTTCCTTTGGTTTGTCTTCGCCATGTTTAGCTTTAACAGATCCTTTAGAAATGTTTTCACTAAACGATTTAGCTTGACCGTATAAGGATTCATCAGTTACTGGACCAACCTTACTTACTTCCCAACCAAACCACGTTCCTTTGTCGTTAGACATTTGCGTAGTCTTTAGTTTGTAAATGTGGCTGAAAGATGCTGGCGTGAACAACCCGTTCTTGCCTTTCAACTTTATCCCTGACATCATTGAGTTCCACTTTCTACTAATTTTTAATTGAGTAGACTTCATAGAAATCAAAGCTGTCGATGGACTATCTCCCTGTATAATGACAAAGTGAGACGCAGTCTTTTCAATATAGTTACCGTTGGGTAGTCTATCTTTATAGTTTGCATCCGGCGTTGTCTTAGACATGATATCAGACGAAGAGTCATAGATTGCAACTGGTGCACCTGGACCTTCTCCTCTATCTTTCCATTCGATGTACTCGAGTTTGTAAAAACATGGAATTACATCGATGCCTTTTACTCCGTCGTATAAATCTCCAGAGACAGAATTATAAATCATTCCTGGCTCTGCACCCTCAACATACTTACCATCACGTTTATTAACTTCTGGTGAAAGTTGTCCTAGGATTTTTAAAAAAGGCAGGGCTAAGTCTGATTGACTAATTACACCCAAACCTTTTGCTGCATCATCTTCAAACATAGTAGTTGGAAGTGGTGCAGACTTTTTCTCTGCTACTTGGTTCATGGTTATTTACTCCTTGTTACTTTGGTTCTGTTTCCTGAGAACACATTAAAAAGATCAGAGGGCATCTCTTGTCCAGCCTCTAGACGCTCTCTGACCAATGCTTTAAGTGTCATGGGTTCAACCTTAAGTTTCTGGACAGGTTCATACCCTTGACCTTGCGCAAGTACAGCATAAGTTGCTGCCTTGTTGTCTTCGTTACGACCAAAAGAAACTGTAATCTCATTTTTAATAAGATCACCGAGGCCGTTTTCTCGAAGCCATGTAAAGGCTTCCTCCTTCTTTGCAGAAGAGATGGAAGCTCCGTATACTGGTTTTACTTCAACTGAAGAACCATCTGCTAGTTTCAATGTAGAAATATTCATTTCTTGCATCATAGTGGGAATCACATCCCCTGAAACTATTTCGATGTGTTGTTTTAATTTTTTTAATTCATGCTCTTTTTGCTCAAGTTCGTCCTCTAATTTTTTTAGCTTGACGACTTGATCTGATAAGGACTTTGCATCATTTACTGAATTTAAATCCTCTCTTTGATCTTGTTCAAAGTTAATCATCTATTTCTCCTTTCTCGTATAGATTAATTGAAATTGGATAATATTTTCTCTCTTGCTTATCCCACTTCAATAGATTGTATTTACCGTTTGTAATATCAGATACAATAGAACATGCAACACCTATGATTGCCGGATCACCGGTCAATAATAAATAATCATCTGGTCTAAAGTCTTTTAAAAGTTTTCTTAATTTAAAAATTAATGGACCAGGTGAAAAAATTATTTGTGAAAGTTCTGGTAACAACGATTTTACTTCACCGTATTTCATAGCACCTACGATATTTATTTTAGGTGTTCCAGCTTTTGTACCAGGTACATCCTGTATTAAGTAAACTATTCTTTCTGACATTGACAACCAATATAATTATGTTTATATGTATGTCAACTAGAAAGAAGAAAAATTATGGATTATAAATTTAAGACCCAGCCATACGCGCATCAACTTAGAGCGTTGGAAAAATCTTGGGATAAAGAATACTTTGCTTATTTTATGGAAATGGGTACTGGTAAATCTAAGGTATTAATAGATAATGTATCTATGTTGTACGATAAGGGCAAGATCAATGGTGTCTTAATTGTGGCACCAAAAGGTGTTGTTGGAACATGGTATAATAATGAAGTGCCTACCCACATGGTAGATCACATTGAACCTACGACTGTGTTGTGGAAATCTTTAATTAATAAAAAACAAAAAAATTATTTAGATAAATTATTTCAAACCGGTGAAGACCTGCATATTCTAATTATGAATGTAGAATCTTTGTCTACTAAAAAGGGTGTTGACTTTGCTAAAAAATTTTTAAGCTGCCATAATACTTTGATGGCTATTGATGAGTCTACTACAATTAAAAACCCTGAAGCAAAAAGAACCAAAGGTATTTGTGAATTAGGTGCGATGGCAAAATACAGAAGAATTCTTACAGGCTCTCCTGTAACTAAGTCTCCATTAGATTTATATAAACAATGTGATTTTTTACAACCAGAGCTACTAGGACATAGTTCTTACTATTCTTTTAGAACTAGATATGCAGTTATGCGTACAGCTAATTTTGGAGGACGGTCTGTACAGATAGTAGTAGGATATCGTAATCTTCCTGAACTGTCAGAAAAACTAAAATCTTTTTCTCATAGGGTATTGAAAGACGATTGTTTAGATTTACCTAAAACTACCTACATGAAGAGATCAGTTTCCCTGAGCCCTGATCAATTAAAAGCGTACGACGAAATGAAAAACATTGCTCTAGCTCACATGAATGGAAAAGTAATGACAACAGCTACTGTTCTTACGCAATTAATGAGATTGCAGCAGATAACTTGTGGTCATTTTACAGCTGATGATGGCTCTATTCAAGAAATACCATCTAATAGAATTACAGAACTTATGAATGTTTTAGAAGAGGTAGAGGGTAAGGTTGTAATATGGGCCCAGTTTCAAAGAGATGTGCACAATATCATAAAACATATACATGAAAAATATGGTGATAAATCTTTTGTAGATTATTATGGACTTACACCACAAGAGGACAGACAAAAAAATATTAAAAAATTTCAAGACCCAGATTCTGATGTTCGTTTTTTTATAGGGACAACTCAAACTGGTGGCTACGGTATTACACTTACCGCTGCTAGTACAATGATCTATTATTCTAATGGATATGACCTTGAAAAAAGACAACAGTCGGAGGCTAGAATAGACCGTATTGGTCAAACAAAACCCATGACCTACATAGATATAATGTGTGAAGATACTGTTGATGAAAGAATTGTAAAAGCGTTGAGAAAAAAAGTAGATATAGCTACTCAAATTATGGGAGAAGAATTAAAGGCTTGGATCTAAACTAAGTCTACAGCTTTACCAGTAATAGGTTTGTATTTAGTTTTTTTATCTTCTCTGTATGCTCTAAGATATTGAGCTCTTGGTTGAAATGGTATGTAGCTTGCATGTATCCATCCCGAGTTAGGTTCTCCGGGTGTGTAGTATTCGAGGATCAGCTGATCTGTTTGACAGTTGGAATATACCCAATCAGCAACTTCAGCGTTGTCTACTCCAAGACACTCGAAGTCGACGGCCTCAGCTTTGGCATGCTGCGAATTTAAACTGCTGCCGATTGCAACACACAACTCAGGTGAACGATAGCCCGAGGTCACCTTTACTCTGCCGAAGTGGTCACGCACTGGCTGTAAAACTTGTTCACAAAGTGTTTTTAATTTTTCTATTTGATCTGCGTTAGGATTATTATCGATGCCTTTACGTATTGCAGTATCTGATTTGATTAATTCCTGAAGGGAAAAATTTCTGGAAAGTTGCATAATTTTATTTCATTACTAGGGCAAATATAACGTACGCCATGCCTGAGATTAATGCTCCGGTAGATACTAATAAAATACTCTCCACTCGATTGATTTGATGTTCGAGTTTATGTATTTTGTCATGAGTCTGCTTTTGCATTATTCTGCAAAGCTTTTCATGATCTTCTATTTTTTGTAATGCGTTTTTAGCCATTTGGAAAGAGTGTAGCAAATCGTTGTGCGTTTGTCGAGTTAGTTTCTTGTACCTGCGAAGACAGAATATTAGGATCTATCGGCGCTGTGTTAACATTTGTTGGTAATGTTGCAGCGTCAGCTCCACCTGGTTTTGGTAGTAATGGATTCTCTATGAAAGGAAACTCATCATCTAAATTATACTGTAATAAAAATTGTTGTATGTTTTGAATAACAGGTATTGTTTTAAGAAAAGGATTTTCTATTGTCATTTTTAATTCTTCAGAAAGTTCCTCTGCATTTGTCTGAAATTTTCTTTGGATTCCTTTTGAAATTGTTAAAGGTCTAAACACCCCATCAACCAAACCTCTGAGATCACTTTTAGTTAATCTTCCGTCAACAGCTTTTTCAAAGTCTATTCCATCTAGACCCAATAGTTTTGCTGCCTCTATATCATTTTTCATTTCTTTTCTAACACCAAACAACGCTCTGTTTGCATTTATAAACCCATCAACAATTTCATATGGCTCTATTCGACCACCTTTTAAAGTATTTGATGTAAATAGTTTTCTAGAATCTCTTACACCATTTTGATAGTCCGCTATTTTAAATGCAATACTTTTACCTGGATCTAGTTCTACTGCTCTAAATCCAAATAGTCCTGCAAACTCAGGACCAAATTCATACGTTTGACCGTACTCACTGACCACATCATCTCCTCCAATAAGTTTTTTAACTCCAGGAAATTTAGTGACAACATCGACCTCTTTTATAGATCTGTCTATTCTTGCTAATTGATTTAATGAAAAAGGCATCTGTGCTTCAACCAAATGTTTCATAATTTTTGAAGCCTTAGTTCCAGGTAAATCTTCAGCATTAAATACCTCAGATCCTGATCTTGTTCTACCACCTCTTGCAATAAGATCTAATACTGCCTCTGTCCAAATAGACTCACTAAGAAATGGCTCACCTATTTCTCTCATACCAATAAATGAACCCAATATAAAATCATCTATCATACCATCATCGTCTTTTTCTCCAGCAGCAACTTGATTAATAACAGATTGTATGGGTCTAATTAAAGTATCGTATGCATTAGCATGACTAAAATCTACATATTTAAATTTACCAGTTTCCTTATCTTTTATAGGTATAATTGTAGAGTTTTTAGACCAATCAGCTACATATCTTCTAATGGCTTTTAGCTCATCATCGGTTACGTCGTATAGTGTTTTACCTAATTCTACAGCACCTGCAGGAACAGCTGCAACAGTTGCACCAAAACCAAACAATCTTTGATACCCTATTCTTTGAAAAGGTTTAATAACTGTGCCATCTGCTTTTGTAACTGTGCCGTTAATTTCACTTAAAGCTCTTCTAACAATATTTGTACCGGTTCTTAATATCTCTGCAGGAAAAGATACAAAATTTCCAATCGGTGCTTTTCTTAAACCTTGTATAAACTCTGATACATAATCATAATTCGGTATATTATTTTTAACAATATCTGCTGCTTCTTCTTTTAAATATCTTTCAAAATTTTTATTGTTCGGTCTAAACACTCTTTGTACACCGTTTCTATCTGTAAATATTTCTCCTACTTGTAAATTTCTAGCAAGTGCTGCACCTAATCTATCTTTTTCAATAGCAAAAGAATATATTTTCCAAAAGTCATCTTCAGCTGTGTATAAATCTTGTGACACAGATTTTAATTTTGACAAAGGTTTTAATAATAATCTCATACCTTTGTCTGTTGTCATAGTAGAACCAAAGTTTACATCTTCCATTAGTCTTGACAAATCTCCAAGTCTAACATTTGAGTTTACAACACCAAGTTCTAGCAGCTCTTCATAAAATTCATTTTGTTTTCTTGTGCCTTTTAATGGTGTCTGTAATGCTTGATATGCATTTTTAATCGCTTTTGCTTTTAATGGATTTAACGGAAGTATACCATTTGCTGCTGCAAATGCACCAGCACTTACGAAATTACGTAAATGTGTTACCGGAGATAAAATTGTTTTTGCAATCTGTGATGTAGCCTTTGGATATAATACTAAATTATTATAAACTTGTGTAAGAAATGTGGGATCTTTTGTTACAGTAGATGTCTCTTCTAATGCATCTGCCACACCTTTTAACGCGTATTTACCATTTAATGGGTTAACAACACCAGCTTCTAACTTTTTACCTAAATCAATTTTAATTTGTTTTATATCAGTGCCAAGTGCATCGACAGCCTCATCATAAGTATCATATATTAAACCTCGTTTGCCACCAGCTTTTAATGCATCTGATTCTTGTATGATGTTATCAAAAAATACATTACGTCTTGATATTACAGACAGCTTAGATGTGCCTGCTAAAATAGTTTGCATGGGGTTTTTATTTTTACCTAATAAATTTTCAAACACTTCTCTGTCTGCTTGTTTTGTTATGTTAGCTATGTTGATTGTGCCATTAAAATCTGCAACATCTTTCATGGCAGTTTTGCCTGCAAAGAATGTAGGTATTTTAAAAAATGGATCATTTGGTTTGTCCATCTTAAAACCACTAGGAAGTTTAGCAGTATCTATAATTGATTTGACATACCCTTGTGCCTGTTCCCTGGTTACTGTTTTGCCTTGTTGTTTACCTGTTTCAATAAACAAATCCTCTGTTGCTTTAATTGCTTCTCTTGACGGCGTGTAAGATAAAAATGGTAAAATAGATTTATTTTGAAATACTTCGTACGTTGAACCAAGATAGTTTTTAAACTTTGTACCAAATAATTTTTTAAACTCTCCTAACTCTTTGTCTTCAAGTCTACCACCTAGTTTAGAAAATAGATCCTGCCATCTATTTCTTATAGCGTTGATGTTAGCAAATAATTCTGTTTCTACTTCTGTTGCTTTCTTACCATCTAAATGTTTTCTAATAGTGTCAGATACTTTAAATTTTTTCTTTGAAGGATCTAAAAATTCAAATGTAACCCTACCTTTTTTATCAATAGTTGGTTTACCTGATGTCAATAAGTCATTTACTTCTTCTAAAAAAATGTTTCTGTTTTTTGCAGACTGTGCATTAGCCACAGTTCGCCATGCAGGAAATACAGAATCAATTAATCTATCTGTATCTCTAGATATATTTTTAGCAACAATAGTATCTCCAGATCTTAAACCTTTTTCTGCTCTTTCTAATTTAAAAAACTCTTCTGTTCTTTTACCTCTTGCTCTTAATGCACCACCAATTTTATCATAAAATTTATCTAATAAATCATTGCTGTATTGTAGTTCATTACCTCTTTTTGCAAGATTTTTTATTATAGCACCTGTTCCACCAAGCACACCAGTAAACAAAGCACCCTCCGTTCCAAACTTTACTCTGTTTAAAATATCTTTTAATGCTGCTTCTGATCCTTCTAAGTCTTCTGTTCTATCTAATTCTGTTGGTCCTCCAAGAGATTCTCCCAGTGTTCCTGCGCTTTCAACATCACCAATAAATACACCTTCTGCAATACCACCAGCTGTTGTGCCTGCAAAAAACTTTGCAGCCTTACCTTTTTTATTTAATTCTGCAGCAACATCTGCACCTTTCTTTAATTTTTTACCAGCATCTCCTGTAATTTTAAAATAGTTACCAGCTTTTTTTGCTCTTACTGCAGTGTTTGCTAGACTAGACCCGATTTTAAAACCTACACCGCCAGGAACACCAACGTTTACTAAAAGCTCTGCAATCTTACCTGCAGTTGTTGCTTCCGCCATTTCATCTAGTTCTGTTAGATCATCAAAATATTTTTCTACTTCTGCTGCTTTATTTGTATCGTTTGTTAGATCATAGATACTTGCACCAAGAGAGATAACACCTTTTGGTATTTGTATAAGTCCTGAACCTATTCCTGCAAAGATTGATTGTATTGTACCAATATCTTGGTATTTTTCTGCTTCTGGATTTAAGTTTTCTTCTTTTTCAACAGTGGGTAATTCACCGAATACCTGCATTTTACCTCCTACTGACCGTAGTTAGCTTGGAATTGTAAACCTTTATTACCGTCTGCGTCCTCTTTAACGACAAATAATTTAGTTCCCTCAACAACATAATTTCCAACACCAAAATTATCTGGTATGTCTGCTTTAGTGCCGTATCTATCGTCTTTGTCTATGTTTATAACTTTATCTGCACCGATCGCAGCTGCAACAGCTGTAAATAAAGATTGATTGTTTAAAGTTCCGTAAGTGCTTTTTGATAAAGCAGTTAAAATATTTTCGTCAATTGTTTTTGCACCTCTTGTAAAGATATCTAAATCATTACCTGTTAAACCAATTTGTTGACCAAAATTATATCTTTTTTCTTCAATAGATTGACCGCTAGCAGTTTTATATTTTTTATTTATTTTTGCTGTAAATTCAGTTAATTCTTTTTTATCTTCTAATAGATCACCTCTTCTTCTTTGATATTTTTTCTCTTCTAAGCCTGATTCATAATCTTTTAATGCAGCAGCTTGTTTAATTTTATTTGCTTCACTGTAAGGATTTTGAGCGCCTGCAGCAAATGCAGCATCTAAAGCACCTTGCACTCCACCTTCTGTTAATCCTTGTCTAATCGCCTCTATGAGCTGGTAATTGCCTCTTTTAACGGCTCTATCGTAGCCTAGTTTTTGTAGTAATTCGCTATCTGCTTCTGGTTTTGCTGCACCGTCATCTGAAGTTTTTGGTTTTTTAGGAGGAATTATAATATCTGCATCTCCCCCTGGAGAACCTCTTCTTAAAACACCCTCTTGCATTTTTGTTATGTAAGTTGGGTTATCTTCAATGTCACTTTCTGTAATTTCTTCTTCAGAAAAAGCAGCACCACCTCCTTTTGGAACTTCCATTTTTGGTAGTTTACTTAAAATATCTTCTTTCAACGCTGTAGAAAAACCTGTTTTACCACCAGTAAATAATCTATTAGCTTTATTTCCTTCCATACCTGCGCCAGCATAATCAAAAATATTATCTGAAAATATAGATTGACCTGGTTTAAACAAATTGTCATAAGAGTATTTATCTGTTACCATTCCATCTTGGAAAAAGTTTTTTACGTCAGGTCGTAGTATTCCAGGTATTGTAGTCTCACTAGGCGGAGGTGTTACAAACATTCTTTTTATAAAATCGTCGTAATCTTTTTGCGTGTAAGCACTGGTTCCAAAGGCACCATCTTGATACGCTCTTCTTGGTTCTTCAATACCATCCATGATCCCTTCTTTAATAGGACCACCCATTCTAAACATTGGTCTATTTAAAGTTTTCATTATGTTGGTCTCATTGCTCCATACACATTAGCAAACAAGTTACCAATACCAAGAGCATTAGATAGAGCTGTACCAAAAGGATTTGGTGTTTGTGTTGGCATTGAAGGTGCCGCAACTCCTCCAGATAATCCAGTTAAGGCTGTGCCATATCTTTCTAATCTTCCGTATGGTTCAAATGCAGTTGCTTGTTCTGTTTGTTGTTGTGCTGTTAATCTTGCTTGATCTAATCCCTGTCTTAATCCACCTAAACTTCCTAATGCAGAAATGTCTTGACCTAAACCTTGTCTCATAAAATTAGATAAACCAAACTGTTGACCAGCTAAACCAGCTCTAGCGTTTGCTAGTGCTTGTTGTTGTTGAAATGCTTGTCCTCTTCGTGCTGCAGCATCTTGGAAGCCTTGCTGTAATAAACCAGCTCTTAAACCTTCTCTACCCATTAGAGATTCAGCATCGTATTCTCCTAACAACGCTCCTTCTCTACCACCACCAAAAGCTCCAGCTGCCACTGCAGCATCTTGAATTGTTTGTCTGCCGCCAGTTCTTGATCTATCAAACTGTCTTAACGATTCATCAATAACTGCTTGCTGATATGGTGATTGAAAATCTTGTATTGATCCAGCCCCGGTCCCTGCTCCCGTGCCCATGAACTGTTGAAGTCCACCAACATCTTGACCTGCTTGTGATATCGCTTGTTGAGCTGACTGTAAAAAAGGTGCATAACTTCCAACACCAGCTTGCGCTAATCCTATTGCTTGTGTTTGTAGTGGATCAAGTCCAGCTACAAACTGAGGACCCATAAACGTTGCTGGATCTAGTTCTGCACTGTAACTTGCTTTAGCTTGTCGTGCAAAGTCTGTTGTAAAATCTTTTAAATAATCTGGTAATGCCATTATGCTACTTTGCTCTCTAGTTGTTTCATAGTGTTATACATTTTTTGTGCACCACGTTCTATGTTTCCGTTGCCTGCACCTCTGACAGCATCAGCTGTCATTACAAATTCATTTTTACTTAATCTAGCTGGTACATCATCTGCTTTTTCTTTTGCACCAATTGGAATAAAACCACCGTTAGCTCTTAAATCCATTTCTCTTCCGCCAAGATCCATTAAGCCACCTTCTTTTTTAGGTGTTCTAACAGAAATTCCTCCGGTTCTATAATCAAATTTATTGTATCCTGCTGGAGTCGTATAGCCAGGAACTGTAGAACCTGGGACTGGACCACCTTTAGCAGCAAAAAAATTTCTTCTAACATACTCTCCTCTGGGCATGTAAAGTAAATCACTACCACCTGTTCTATAATAATCTTTTGCTTGTTCAACTATAGCAGCAATACCTTCTGGTGTTTGTGTATAGTCTATTGCTTCCTCTTCTTCAATTTTAGGTGCAAACAAATTGGGTGCAACAAACGGTAGTATAGCTCCCGCTGCACCAGCAGTGAAACCTAAATTTTTTAAACTAAAATTTTGACCAAAAGGATTTAACGTTGAAAGAAAACTAGGACTTGTTGTTGATCCCGGTAGTGTAGTACCTGGGTTTAATGAACCTAGACCTAGTCTAGAAAACATTCTTGCTTTACTAAAACCACCTGGTCCTACTGCCCCTAATCCATAACCAGCGGCAGCCAATAAGGCTAGTTTTCCTATAGGACTTTTAGCAATTTTGCCCACACCTTTAACAGCTTTTTTAATCGGTTTAGTTATTTTTCTAACTAAACTCCCTAATCCGTACAGCTGTCTTGGTTCTTGCATTCTAGAAATTGCCATAATTCTCCTCAGTATTTCGTTTTACTTTGTTTTTCCAAACAAATCAAGCCTCGGCATGATGACATTGACGTCTCTTCTGATGTCAGTTTCTGGGATATTTTTAGCTTTCCAGTCTTCTTCAGAGGCGTATATCTCTCCTGTTTTGCTATTACTAATCTTAGTGGTTACCTTAGTTGGCTCAATAATTGGTACTTCTTTTCCGTCTATAATTGTAGTTTTCATTAATCAACTGTCTCCTTGTTTATATTCATATAACTAATGCCAACAGTCACCGAGTCTGTCGAGCTTATAGTTACCTTTAAAATAGTGTTACCTTCAACAACTAAAGGTAATGTAAGTATCTCAGTGCTAGAATTAGCAGATAAAGTTTGAGTATTTACTATATTAAAATTATTATTTTTAATGGTTATTGTTGGTGTGTTACCAGTGTTGTTTGTTACTCTTAAAGATTTAACAATATACGTTTGATTTATTGTTGGTAATTGACTACCTGCAGCGTCTGTACCAAACATGTTTTGATCAGCTGTTGAAGCAATGTCTAATCCAAAGAATTTAAATTGATTTACTGTAGCCATTATGAATCTAAAAAGAAAGTTCTTGCCTCTATCTCTTGTTTTAATTCATCTTGAAAAGACGAATTTAATTTTGTTATTACACCGTCTAAGTCTCTAACTAAAGATTGAAAAGTTCTCTCTTCATATTCTTTACTTGCTCTTGTTAATGATTGTACAATTTTTGCCATAATTAAAATCCTAGTATTCTAGCTAGTCCTCCTTGATTAAATGGTATACCTATTTTTTCTGCATCTTCTTGTGCATCTTGAAATGCATCATAAACATTCATTGCAGTTCTAGCATCAATGCCTGCAAGCGCTGGGTTTAACGCGTACAGACCCCCTCTAACTAGTGATCTAACAGCAGGATTCTCTGATACTGTTTTTACTTTATCTAAAATAGTTTCAGTGCCAGTCATACGTCTTATGTCTACTGGTGTAAAACCTGCGTTAACCATAGCTTGCACATCATTTTGTCGATCGCTTCCTCTATCGTCTACAGGACTTGTATCACCGTAACCTCGCTCTGCTCTTTCCTCTGCTCTTTCGGGAGCTCCCATATCGGCTCCTCCACCTTGAAACCTTACTCTAACTATTCCACCGTCAGCTGGTCCTCCCATCATGTAACCCTGTCTTCCTCGACTTGATTTAGAAGAAAATTGTCCACTACCTTCTGATGTTCCTGCTCTATCTGCAGCTGAAGTGCTAAAACCTCCTTGATCATTTGTAAACCCTTGTCTATCAGCACTTTCATATACAACTTGATTTTGTGCTCTTGCTCTAGCTGCAGTCTCAGCTTCTCTTGCAACTCTTTCATTAAATGCTGCTTGTTCTTTTGCTCTTCTCTCTATTTTTTTTCCTTGCAGTTTATTAACATAATCAATTACTTGCAGTCCCTTGAAATTATTTCTTGTTCTTAAAGAAGCTAAAGTTTCAGGATTTAAGTTATAGAGATCCTCTACATTGTAACCAAAATTTTCGGCTATCTCTTCTATCTCGTCTTGCATACGTTCTTCATAACTAGCGGTGTCACCTAATAAAGTTTGACCACCAGTAAATACACCGAACTGATCTCTTTGTGTTCCTTGACCAAAACCAACATTGTCTACTGCATATCTAGATGTATCACTTCTATCTTTATTTCCACCTATTGCAGTGAGTATACCTGATAAACTAGGTATTTTTGATAAAAGTTCTTGAATGCTGCCCGGAGCTCTAGCTTCTGCATAATTAGACATTGCTCCTCTAGTACCTTTTAAAAAATTTCTAAAATTTTGACCGGGTATGTTTTGCATTCTAGCATCATACATACCTGCTATGTCCTCTAAAGTTAAACCACCTAAACCTGTTTTACCATCAAATGCTATCTGTCCTTTCAAATTAGAATTAAATAGACCTTCGCCTCCAGGAGCTAATTGTCCTTGCATGTAATCTACAGGACCTGCTCTCAAAACTTGCCCTTGTGGGCCAAATTGAAAACCTAAAGCCGAAGGGTTTACTTCATACATTCCCCCTGGACCGTATTCTGAGGCAGCTGCCATTCCTTTACTATCAAATTTAGGGGTTATTCTACTGTAATCAAGATTACCAATGCCACCTCCTCCGCCACTGGTGTTATAAATATTTACAGGAACATCGCTTGTTGGCAAATCTGGTGAATCGTTCTCGTCCTCGTCATCATAAATTGGAGGGTTTCTTAAATATTCTACTCTAGGCATGTAGAGTAAATCTCTATCTCTGTAATATTGATCAGTAATACTCATTATCTTCTTCCGTCTGGTTGTATGTCTAACCTAAAAGTACCTAACTTCCAATCCTGTGAGGCACCGGTATTTTTTACGGTCATAGCAATAGATCTTGCACGAACGCGAGTATCTATTTTAGTCGTACTTGAGGTTGTTGTAAAGGTTTGTGTTTGAGACGAACTGTTAGGAAAGTCTCTCGTTGTAAAATCTATAGTAGTGGTTCCAGTCTGAGATATAAAATCAGGTAAAAATCTACGTATTTTCATAATGTATTCACCGTCTCCTCTTATATCGGCCATACCTACAGTCTGCCCTCTTACGGTTCTTTGAGTAATGTCAAAGTCACCAGAAGTTATAGTCGCAAGTATTGCAGTAGTTGCTCCTCCGGCTAAAACTTGATCGGTCCCTGTTTCGTGTTGATAGTATATTGTGCATCCGTCTGCGTTTCCAACAACGTCATAAGATGAATTACTATTAGGATCATATTCTGTTGCATGAGGTTTACCAAAAACAGCTGAGTCTGCCCAAGCTGCACGATCTAAACTACCCGTCGTCCAGATAGTTCTTTGAGGCCTAGAGTCTAGGTAATTATAAGTAACACATCTATCAACAACATCTGATCCATTGGTGCAATAAAACCAGGTTACTTCTCCAAATAAATTATTTAATCCTGCGTTAACAAGATCTCTAGCAGTTGTATTAATATCGTCATAGACAAAATCCTCTACTAAACAAGGTAGAGTTTTTAACTGACCGTCGTAACTAAAAAAACCATTCTCTGACATCCAGTATGCAGAACCATCTACTTCAACAGCTGCATTCTTACCAAGTAGTCCGCAGTTAGTTCCAACCTGTTCAAAGGCAAAAGTAAAAGGTTGGCCTACAAATCTCATGAGAAACAACGCAGTATCTGTCCATACATAGATAGCATCCCTACCTCTTATGGCTCCCATAATCATAGAGCCATCGGCCAGTCTTTGTGTACCAGCGGTGTTGTTGGCGGTTACAGTATAAGAATTTGTTTGATTAATATTTTCTTGATCAGAGAATCTAATAAACATATCGTCTTGTGAATTACTATCTCCAACAATAGTTTCGGTTCCAAAGAATACTAAGTGTCTATCCGGAGTGGATACCAAAACATGACGTGATGCTGTTGGTGCATTTGCTATAATTGTTGCTCTATTAGCTGTTGCATTGGTTGGAGAAGAGTCCCATTCAAAACAAGGTCCATTGTATATTAATGCAATTAGTTTAGTTCCAAAATTATCTAGCACCCAAAGACCTGGGTCTAGCGTTACGTCATCAGAGGATGATTCACCCCAAGCAACAAAACTAGAAATGTTGGTAACAGTGGCTCCCGCCGAGTGAGTAGCTGGTGTTGTACCATTAACACCTCTTGCTCCTCCGCTTAAGGTACCTGTCGCCGTATCGTTATTTGCATACCCAATATCTTCTGAACCTATTCTAATCTCACCAGATGCAGGAAATTGTGTTGAGTCTGCAACGACTACACTTAGACTACTCGTGTTAGTTATTGGTGTAGATAACGTAGTGGTAGAGGGACCTGAAACAGTTCCTGACCATTGTCCAGTACCCCAACCAAAACCTCCAACTTGTTGAGCTGGTCCAACACGATAGTAAAGTTGGGCATCAGCGCTCCCAGTTGTCGTTATGGGTGTACCGGTTTCATTTGTTGCTAAAGTTATTGTGATAGTGGTTGCCGACGGAGCAGTGGTAACCATAAATTTTGTGTCATTAAAAGTTGCATCATTATATCCAGAACCTGATCCTGTTATACCTGATACGTTTTCAAATCTTATAACATCGTCTACTTGTAAATTATGTGATGATGGAAAGGTTACGGTAACAGTGGGCTGTCCAGCTGATGTAGTAAAATTAACTGCGCTTATCGTAGTTCTAATAGGATGAATGTCATAAAACTGACCTCCTGAATATACATATAATATTCTATTAGTTCCTATAGCTGCGTACTTAATACCAGAATTATTGTCAAAATGATGTAATGCTCTTCCTGCACCAGTTAATTTATCGCTACCTAACTGTTGCCAACCACCTATTTTTTCAGGTGAGCCATATCTAAATCTAACATTATCGCCGTCAAACCACTGGCCTTCTGCTCCAGTTTCTGTAACCTGTTTGTTAAATCCGGGTAAAAATCCTAATTTTTGTAGCATTCTTTCACTATATATTAAAATATCAACAGTTTCAATTTATCTGTTATACGTATACCAGCCAGTAATGATATACTTTTCTTTGTCTTTATTTACTACCCCTCTGTGTGTATGGGTAAAAGCAGTAGGCCAAATAAGGGTTAGCCCTTTCTCACATGGTGTGGTTATATTTTGATTTCTAAACTCTGTGCCAGCATTTTCTACTGTGTTTAAATAGGTCATAAAAACTAACACCCTGTTTGAAACATCTGGATTAGCAGACTCATGGTGCCATATTTTAAACCCACCACCAGGCACATAATATTGAATATTGTAATCTATGTTAATATTGAACTTAGAATACCGATCAACATCAGGATATCTTTTAACATATTCTTCTAAACATTTTTGTTGATAATCTCTATATTCTTTAAGAATAGGGTCAAAATTATGGGGACTAATATATAAATCTTGAGACTCCTTGACTTCTGTATTTAATCCGTGTTTATTTTTATGGACACATTTACCGGTAACAACCTTATCTTTATTGTCATGAAATAATTTTATTAAATTATCGCACACCTTTTCGGGTATGTACCAACCCCCGATAAAAGAGTCTAATGGTATTTTAAATTCTTTCATTTAATATCCCAGAACTTTATAGTCTTGATAGTAATAATTTTTAATATAATTAACCTGATTTTTATTTAATTCAATATTAAATTTTATATCAATACCATTAATAAAATAATCAGAAGATAATATTTCACTTTTAATCCGTAGGTCAAAAGTATCAGTTAGCCATTTAAAAAAACTATCCTGTAATCCATCTTCAAATCTCCATAACTTTGTCTTATGATCTAAAAATTTAATCTGCGGCACAAACCAATTACCTACATTGTTTTTATCAATAAGTGCGTTATTGATAAACTTGTTTAAAGATTCCTGGTCCCTGAGTATAGATCCAACTTTATCTTTAAATACAGAACTTCTTAATTGACTAACGAACCTAGTAACCGGATCTCTAGTTACTGCAAACTTATTATCTATAGATCTATTTAAATAATCTTCATAATCAGGAAAAGTTAGATGAGGTATTTCTCTGTATCTATATAATTTACCTAAATCAAAATCTGCATATTCACACAAATGTTCTCTAGATAAGGCTTTGTAAATGTAGCGTCCACCCGTCCTTGGAATGTGGGCAAAATAGATGTCTTTATTTATCAACATTATATTTTTACCCAATGATCTTTTAATTCTATTACCGTGTTATTATTGTACGCCTCCTCAGTTCTAATATCAAAGGCAATTGTAATTCTTTCAAAATCATTCTCTACCTTGTCTGTCCAGTGTGGTAACCATGACGGAAACAAGGTTACTTTACCTATTTCATTTAAACTTGCAAAAGGTTCTTTGTAATAAGGGCTCTCATAGTATGTATTAGTTTTTTCTACATTAACACATATGTGACCACTTAAATAATAATTGTTTGATCTAGCGTGTTGGTGTTTTTGTATCTGCTCTCCTTTTCTCATTACATTAAACCAACATTGAACATAATAGTTTTTTTCTGGCTCTAGTTTTAATAGTTTTAAAAACCTGTCATGCACATCTTTAATGTATTCTTTTAGAAAAGCAGTCTCTGTAAAATTTAACAAGTTGTAATGTATAAACCTGCTGGTCAGACTATTACTGCCTAAATTAGTGTAACCATCGATACCTGGAGGATATTTTTTTAATATTTCTTTTTCTTTATCTAAAAGATACTCAATAAATAAATCACGTTCAGTAAGATATATAGTATCCTCAGCCATGAAATAAGAGTATTGAGGATTAAAAGGATTTTTTATTTTTTCATTTATAAAATTTATTATCTTCATTTTGGTATAACTATGTTCCATTCTAATTCTTTAAGTAAACTTTCAATTCTTAATACTGTTTTTTTATTTTCTTTTATGTATTGAATGACTTCTTTGATATCTAGAACCACCCAATTACTTATTTCTTCAATAACTAATTTATCTGCTTTTGTATGTATGCTGGTTTTTTTAGCGGGCTCTCCTGTTGTGTGTTCAAACATGGGTCTGATATCAAACTTTAAATTTTCGTTTAATCTATCTTTAAGAACACCTGATACATCCCAAAGTTCTTTTTCTTTTTGTTCATCTGTTGCATGAGTTACTTGATCTAAATACTTTAGAAAAGATTTCATTTATTTTTAGCAAGGTTAAAAGATATTGTTATCCTTTCCTCTTGAGAAGAGTGAGGTAAAACACTATGTAGTAACCAACTAGGAAAAAGAATTAGGGTATTTGGTTTAGGACCAACTTTCCAACGAGAAGAATTGTGAACTGTAGCTTGTTCAAAACAAGGGAAAGACCAATCATATTCCATAGTAGACCAGGCAGGATGAGTAAACATTATCTCTCCTTCTTTTATATTAACATAGAATACTCCTGACACTACACAGTTAGGGTGATGATGTTCTACATTATAGTCTTTGTATCCATTAATATTTATCCAAATGTTATCTATTTTTAATGGAAATTTATATTTAATAATTTTTCTATATTCTTCTGCTAGGTCTAAAATAGCATTAAACAAAGGATTTAAGATTGGGTGTTCTCCCTGTAAACCAGGTGATTGCCATCCTCCTACATTACTTATTTTTGCACTAGGTGTATTATTTTTAGTTTCTTTACAATAATCTGCTATTTCTTTTATATTTAATTTTAAATCTGTAACCTGGATGGGGACTGGAAAAAACTCATGTATCATAGCACTAGTTCCGTAAGATCTGAATTGTTACCCATTTTACCTTTAACAAAAACATTAAAAGCTAAACTTATTCTTAAATTATTTTCTTTTTTAATTTGAACAGAATGTGTTGTGCTAGATGGAAACAATAAAAGATCTTTTTCAGCTACATTAAACCACCACCTTTTAGAGTTATATTGCGTAAATTCTTTTGGTGGTATTTGAAACTGATTAGGAATAGTATCATAGAACTCTATCATATCATTTTGTGCATCACATTTTATATATAGAACACCGGACACTATGGAGTTTGGGTGAGAATGCATGTGATGAAATTCTTTTTCTCTAGTATAATTTAACCAAGACTGAGTAATGTAAGGTGTAATTGTTTCTTCTTGAGGCTTAATAATTTTATCAAAATAATCTTTAATTATAGTATCTAAATCATTTTTTAAATTTACAAATATCTTTTCGTTTAAAATATAATTATTTGTGGTGCTATAGTTAGAAACATTTTGAACACTTTTGTTTTGGTGTTTGTTTATTTCTTCCATTTCTTCAGAACTAAATTCTCTATTTAATTGAGTTGCATAAACAGGTACTCCAAACAATCTATGTATTACAGGTTCTATCATTTAAAAATAATTTATGTTCATTAATATTCGTCTATCTACATCTGTTTGACTAATCATTTTATGTTCTGTGGTAGCAGGAAATATAACAATTCTGTTTGCTTTAGTGTTTATTTCTTCTACGCCTTTATCTGTTTTAAATAATGTCTTACCATTACAATCGTTAAAATATAAAATAGCGGTCGTACAATCAGGATAAACGTAATCAGTATGCCACTCAGATTCATACGGTTTATCTTTTGCAGTGACTAGGTTGTTTGTTATTCGAACTAAGGATCTATGATTTAAAGATGGTTGTTGCAAAATAAACTCTACGTCATAAAAGTAATTTGTTCTTGGTCTATTGTGACTGTAAAAACAATGGTTAAAATAATGACAATCGGTAGCCACCATGTGTGGTTCATAATACCATTCAAAATTTCTATCAAACAATATAGATTTTACTTTATTAAATTGTTCTAGAGTTAAAAAATTATCTATTACTTTCATTACCATGCCCAACTGACAAAAGAATAACGTTCTCCTTTAGTCACAGGTTCTACCTTATGGGGGTATAAAAACACAGAAGGAAACAATAATAGATCTCCGGATTTTATTTTAATTTCATAGTCATCAAACATTATAAACTCTCCACCTTCATAATTATCATTTAGCCCTCCTAAAATACTTATAGTAGGAATTCCTTTTCTTTCACCGTCAAACACGTCATGTATATGATCAGCATGTTTTGACATAATTTGACCTACTCTATATCTATTAAATCTTATTTTAGTAAAACCTTGCCAGCCTGATATTGATGGCCCTTTAGGTTCCTCAACAAAATATCGGTATAAACCTTTCCAAACTAAATCATGTAGTTCTTTGTCATAAGTTAATGTTGGATACTCATAAGTAACATCTAATTCTTTGTCTCCATTTTTAGAACCATGTGTTCCTGTTTCAACATATCTATATTCGTGTTTTCTCCATTTAGCTAAACCTAGTTCTTCTACCGTTTTATTTACAATATTTTCTGGCATCCATTTTTTTAAATGCAAAACATAATCTTTTAACTCTTTCATATCTTATCCATTCTATATTTTTTTAACCTACTAAATGTTTTTATCAAGAAGTTTTCTTTTTTATCAATTGTTTTGTATTTAAATTTAATAGATTTATCTGTTAAAAATGTAATATAAGCCAGTGGATCTCCTTTTCGTATAATAAAATTTTCTTGTTTGTTAGATATAAGAAAAAAAATATTTAAATTTAATTCTTGATTTTTTGTTAAAACACCTGGGCATGCTACTAGTTGTGGAAAATGCCAAAATGGGTGACTTAAAAACATGTGTGATGTGCATTTATAATACATATTACTTTTAAATCTCAAAACACATCTAACATTATTTCTCATAGACTTGGGTGCATATTTTAAAAATTGTTCTGGTGGGTGTATATCTATAAATTGATTTGCATCTACGGGAAAGGAGCCTAAATTAAAATAAAGTTTATTATCTTTAAATCCAAATTGCATATCAAAGGGTGAACAAAAAACAACGGATCTTTTAAATAAATTAATTATTCCAGCGCAACTTTTTATTGTATTTTTAGACATGTCATAACCGTTAAATTTTTCAGAATATATATTCTTAGGTATGTCTTTAAAATAATTAGGTAAATTTTTAGGAATGTGTTGAAAACATTCTTTCATTTCATCAACGGTAAATATATTCTTTTCAGAATATATTTCTAATACTTCTTTAAAAAAATTCATATTATCTTTCTTTAAAAGAAAGATAAATTATATAAAATTAAATGTCAATATTTATTCGTTAATATTATTAGGTGTAGCCGCCACCCAAGATGTAGTGGCTTCGTCCCATTCTAGTAGAGTTGGGTCTCCTTCTGGTAAGGGTGTAGGTGGTTCCCACATTCCTATCGAAGTATTTAAAGTCCATGAATTACACACTTGTCCATTTATAACAGGTCGTGGTGCATAAAAAGCATCAGCACTTTCATCATATGTCCAATTTCTTCCTGGAAAATTTAATCTAAATGCTTTTGATTGATCTTCAGATGGAACGGGTCCAACATCTGATTGAGTGTAATGAACACCTTCTCTAGTGTTGTATGAACATTGTTTCCAAACATCGTTTGTACTATACAATTTATTTAAAAAAGCTTCGCCTTTTGCTTCTGTTGCAGCAGCACCATCAGCCACTCTTTCAACAGTTACTACTTTATTATCAGTATCTATTTTTGCAAAATAAGCCATAGTTATGCGTCTATACTACCACTTCCAGTAAATTGCAAAATGGTATCAGAACCTTGTGTTGTTACTGTAGGGGATCCTGTAACTCCTCCTAACAATTCATAATTAACAGTAGGCATACGAACAACAACTAAACCTGTTCCGCCTGTTCCGCCTTGTCCTCCGTAAGGTGGAGTACTATCTCCTCCTCCAGAGCCACCGCCGCCTCCTTGGTTTGTTCCACCAGCTTGGCCAGCATTACTTGTTCCAGCAT